CTACATAGAAGGGCAATAAATTAAATTAACTTAAATTAAATAAAATGGCAAAAAAACACAAATAAAAAAATTAAAGAATTAAAAGGTATTAAACCTGAAAAAGTGAGTGAAAAACACTTAGAGCAAATACAAGAGGCTGTTAGTGAAATAAACAAAACTTATTTAGAGTTAGGAAGAATAGCGGCAACTCAACACGCTCATCTACATAATGTAACTGTAAAGCAAAACGATCTAAACGATTTACAGAATCAGTTAACAAAAGAATATGGTACTAACGATATAGATATTAATACAGGCGTTATAAACCACGTAGAAAGTGTCTAAATTAATTCGTAAAATAAGTATCGGTAAAGATTATAAGAATGACGCTATGCACTATGCCGTAGGGCAAGAAGTGTATGGTGGTCATACTATATGTGATATTGTGGAAGAGGACGACAAGTTTTCTATCTATATCAAAAAAAATAAAGACGTATTGCCTTGGAAAGACTTTAACAAGAATATGGCTGTATCTGTAGAATATAATCTACAATACTAATGAGGAGCGTTTACAACTTTGTTGTAAAGCCAAAAGGAGAAAGATATAACAATACTAAAAAGTTTGATGGTGGAGAGTTAATACTTAACACAGATATATTTCAACATCAGTACGTTAACAGGGAAGCTATTGTAATATCAACACCTATAATTGGTGATACAGATATAAAACCAGGAGATACAGTTATAGTGCATCATAATGTTTTTAGAAGGTGGAATGATGTTAAAGGTATAGAAAGAAATAGTAAAGCGTACTTTAATGAAGATACTTACTTTATAAACCACGATCAAATATTTTTATATAAACAAAAAGACAAGTGGATAGCTCCAAAAGGATATTGCTTTGTAATACCTTTAAAAGCTACAGATCAGTTTAACACTAAGTCTGAAAAACCTTTACAAGGTATTGTCAAATATTCTGACGGTACAGTTAAAGTTAACGATCTAGTTGGTTTTAGACCAAGTAGTGAATACGAGTTTATCGTTGATGGCGAGAGACTATATCGAGTTTTATCTAATTTTATTACAATCAAATATGAACATCAAGGAAACAAAGAAACGTATAATCCAAGCTGGGCACAAAGCAGTTGAAGAACTTATTAAGGTGGGTGAAGAAGCTATTGTCACTGACTCTGAAGATGATTTAACGGCTGACAAGTTAAAAAACGCCGCGGCATCTAAAAAACTAGCTATATTTGACGCGTTTGAAATACTTAACAGAATTGAAGAAGAAGAAAACTTGCTTGAGGGTAAAACACCTGAAGAGGCAAAGGAAAAAACTTTTAAAGGATTCGCAGAAAGTAGATCTAAATAATGTACAGTCAAAGTTTAGTTAAAACAGTTGAGCCAGTTAAGAGAACTACCATCAGTAGACTTAACAAAGGTAAAAAATGGAAATACGGTTACAATAAAGAAAACGATATTATAGTATTATCTCACAGCGGACAAATAGGTGAAATAATAGAAATACAAGGGTTAGTTATTGCGCTACCAAAAGCTCCTAAAGAAGTATACAAAGATCCGAAGAACAAATGGGTGAAATTTGAGTATCCCAAGGAGTTGCAGAGAATTAAAAATATATTCGATTGGAGAAACTATCCGGAAAGCAGTAAAGAAAAATGGTACGATTATATAGACCAAGAATTCACAAGAAGAGAAGAGGGGTTTTGGTTTGTAAATAATGGTAAACCAACCTGGATAACAGGTACGCATTACATGTACTTGCAATGGAGTAAGATTGACGTAGGTGCTCCAGATTTTAGAGAGGCAAACAGATTGTTTTATATATTCTGGGAAGCTTGTAAAGCAGATAAAAGATGTTACGGAATGTGCTATCTTAAAAATAGACGTTCTGGATTTTCTTTTATGTCGTCGGCAGAAACAGTTAATTTAGCCACTCTTGCAAGTGATAGTAGATTTGGTATATTATCTAAAACTGGATCAGATGCTAAAAAAATGTTTACTGACAAAGTTGTGCCTATATCAATAAACTATCCTTTCTTTTTTAAACCTATACAAGATGGTATGGATCGTCCAAAGTCAGAGTTAGCATATAGGGTACCAGCTAGTAAATTTACAAGAAAAAAAATGTCAGCTACAGATGGTATGGAAGACATGGAGGGCTTAGACACTACGATTGACTGGAAAAACACAGGAGACAACAGTTATGATGGTGAAAAACTAGCCTTACTAGTACATGATGAAAGTGGTAAATGGGAAAGACCAGATAATATTTTAAATAACTGGAGGGTTACAAAAACATGTTTACGGTTAGGTAGTAGAATTATTGGTAAATGTATGATGGGCTCAACTTCAAATGCTTTAGATAAAGGTGGAGAAAATTTTAAAAAACTATACAATGCCTCAGATGTCACGAAGAGAAATAGAAATGGTCAGACAAAGTCTGGCTTATACTCTCTTTTTATCCCAATGGAATGGAACTACGAAGGATTTATTGACGAGTATGGAATTCCAGTCTTTACTACTCCTGATATCGACAGACTTACACCAGACGGTGAATTAATAGATGTAGGTGTAATAGATAACTGGGAAAATGAAGTTGATGGTTTAAAAGGCGATCAAGACGGTTTAAACGAGTTTTATCGACAGTTCCCAAGAACAACAGAGCACGCGTTTAGAGATGAGGCTAAGGGAAGTATATTTAACTTAGTTAAGATATACGAGCAGATAGACTACAACGAAGAGATGTCTAGAACACTAGGCGTTACAACAGGTAATTTTCAATGGGT